TGCATCGTCCGCAACTGGGGACGCAAGTGCTGCAGTTTGTACAGGGATCTATTCAAAAGCAATGGCAGGAAAATATAGCGTTGTTGCTCTCGCGTTCTATAACGATGCAGAAAAGAGATATGAGATGCGTTGTGCTGAGACTGGTTGCGGTGATGGATTAGATGGAAAGCTAAAAGCTAATACTTGGTATTGCCTTGATAATAACGGTGATTTCGCTGAAATGGAGGAGAAGAAACGATGAATATTGAAATCAAAAATTTTCGCGGCATTTCCCGCGCTGCCTTTGCGCTGTCGCGTGTGGTACTGATCGGCGGCAACAATGCGTCCGGCAAGTCATCTATAGCCGAAGGAACAGCAGCAGCACTGACGGGTAATGCGCTGCCGGTGCGCGGTGTTAAAAAGTCTGAGGCTGGCTGCATGGTTCATGCTGGCACGGCTGGCGGGTCCGTTACGCTCGAAACCGATAACGGAAAAACAGAAATAGCCTGGCCAAAAGCGCAAGTAAAAACGACCGGTGAACCGCCTATGGCGACCGAGTACGCCGCCGGGTTGTCGTGCGTTTTGGCTCTAGACACGAAAACCAGGGCTCAGGAGCTTTCGCAATACCTGCAAGCGGAACCAACGCGGGAAGATTTCGACAAGGCGTTAAAGCCGTTGAAGCTTCAAGCAAAGCACCTAGACGGTCTGTGGGAAACAATCACTGTGCAGGGCTGGGACGGTGCAGCAAAACAGGCCAAAGAAAAGGGGGCCATGCTGAAGGGCGGCTGGGAACAGATCACCGGCGACCGTTACGGCAGCAAGAAGGCAGACAACTACATCCCTGACGGGTGGGGGCCTGACCTTGAGGGTCTGAGCGCTGAAAGTCTTGAAGCTGATCTGGCAGACGCACGCGGTGTGCTTGAGGGCTGCATTGCATCCGAAGCTGTTGACGATGCGCGCTGTGAAGATCTTGAACGACAGGTCGCTGGGATTGTTGGCCTGAAAGAGCAAATCGGAATTTTGGAAGAAGAATTAAAGCAGGAGGCAGACAGTCACGCGGCCATGTATGGCGAGGCTGAGAAGTTGCCGAGGCCAATTCCTGAGCCTGTCTCGTGTCCGCATTGCGGCGGTGCGTTGACGGTATTGAATGCCGGGAAGGTTAAAGAAGCCGAACCGGTTAACGTTGCCGAAAATAAAAAACGCCAAGACGCCATAGAAGCCGCCCGCGGTGACCTTAACGACGCTGCCGACTTGGTAACGTCAATTGAGGGGAAGTTAAACGACTCGAAAGCAGAGTTGAAAGCAGCAGAGAAGGCAGCCAAAGAGCTTGACGAAATTAACAACCGGCCCGAGGCAGTCGGAGATATTGACGCCGCCCGCACGGCAGTTCAACAGGCAGAAACGCGGCTAAGAGTCTGGAAACAGAAAACGCAGGCCGATAGCAAGCACGCGGCGATCCTGAAAAATGCCGAAATCTTAACCCACCTTGAACCGGGCGGCATCCGTCGCCAGAAATTAGCCGAAGCCCTGGGAGCGGTTAACGCCAAGCTTGCCGAGCTGTCGAAAGTCTCAGGCTTTGGCCTGGCTGAAATCGACGGGGAAATGGACGCCAGCCTGAACGGTACGCCTTACGGTCTGCTTTGCAAGTCTGAGCGCTGGCGCGTTCGCGTGCTACTGCAAATGTGGATGGCCGGTGAAGACAACAGCGCGGCGGTGATTATCGACGGGGCGGACATTATCGTTGATCGGCCATTAAGGAATGGACTTTTCAAGCTGATCAAGCACGCCGGACTTCCTGCACTGGTCACTATGGCTTTGCCTGATCGGGACCAACTGCCTGACCTGAAAGCGGCCAAGCGTGGGGCGAGTTTCTGGATTGAAAATAGCGAATTGCAGGAGGTCGGAGCGTGAAAGCCTTGTCGGTGCAGCAGCCATGGGCATGGCTCATAGTGAACGGATGGAAGAACGTAGAGAACCGGACATGGAAAACAAATGTGCGCGGAGAAATCGCAATACATGCCGGTAAAACATTTGACCATGCCGGGTATGAATGGGTTGAAGAGGCATTCCCAGAAATCTGGATGCCAAGTCCAGAAGAATTTGAAAAGGGTGGAATTGTCGGAACCGTCAAAATTCACGATTGCGTAGAGGAAATGACGTCGCCTTGGTTCTTTGGCCCGTATGGTTTTGTCTTGGTAGGTGGGCTGCATAAAGATTTTAAGCCATGTCGTGGCCAACTTGGATTTTTTAACGTCGACTACTAATAGGAGCTGTAAAAATGGCAAACACCGAAATGCGAAACCTCATGGTCATTCTGACCGAGGACGAAGTTAAAGAATATTCCAAAAACTTGGCCGAAGAAACGCAAGCTGTTAACGGGCTTGAAAACGAAAAGAAAAGCGTAACGGCTGAATACACCAGCAAAATAACGCGCCATAAAACGAACATTAGCGACCTGGCCCGCAAGATCGAAACCGGCGAGGAAATGCGCGAGATTCGCTGCCGCTGGGACTATCTGTGGGAGGACGGCGTTAAAATCCTGATTCGAACTGATAGCGGTAAGCAGATCGACAAGCAGGAAATCAGAGACTATGAGCGGCAGGCTGAGTTGTCGGTTGTCGATGATGATCAGGAAGCCGACGACCAGAAAGCGAACAACACCGAAACGCCAGAGGAAATATTCTAAAGCGTGGCTGAACGCATGAGGCAAAAAGACGTCCCGCCGGAGTTCTGCAGGGCTCACTGTCTGGCATGGCGGTTTGACCGCTGCAACCAGCAAGAGGCAGGTCCCGGCGGGTGTTTGTGGACTTTTGAGAAAATGCAAAAAGCGAAAAGAGGCGAAGCGACATGATTGTAGGTGGAGTTAATGCAAGCACAGACCTTGTCCGCGCGGAGGTGGTCAGATGAATATAACCCTGCGCGACTACCAGGACCGCGACGTTAAAGCGTTGCGGCACAAATACGCGGCTAAACTTAAAGCACCACTTTATGTTCTTTCTACAGGTGGCGGTAAAACAGTCATTTTCTGTTTTATTGCTGACCAGGCAGCAAAGCGCGGAAATCGTGTGCTTGTGCTGGTTCACCGGCAGGAGTTATTGAACCAGACAAGCGGGTCGCTTGATGGCCTTGGCGTTGATCATGGCCTGATTGCACCAAACAGACACCAAACCTATGACCTGGTTCAGGTGGCCAGTGTGCAAACGCTTGTGCGCCGGCTTGGAAAAATGACCTGGAAACCGGACTTGATCATTGTTGATGAAGCCCACCATGCCGCCGCCGGTAGCTGGAACAAAATTATTGATCATTTCGCGGGGGTTCCGTTGTTGGGCGTAACCGCAACCCCGCACCGCCTGGACGGTAAAGGTCTTGGAACTGAGGCGGGCGGGCATTTCGACTGTATGGTCGAAGGGCCGAGTATTCTGGAACTGATCGAGCGCGGGTACCTATGCCGCCCGCGTGTGTATGCGCCGCCGACTGACTTGATACTTGATAATGTTAAAAACCGCATGGGTGACTATGCGCGGAACGATTTGGAAAAAGCCGTCGATAAGCCAAAAATAACCGGATCGGCGGTTGAGCATTACAAGCGGATTTGCCCCGGCAAGCCCGCCATTGCTTTCTGTGTCAGCGTGGCCCATGCCGAACACGTCGCAGAGGAATTCAAAGCGGCAGGATTTAAGGCGGCATCTATTGACGGAAGAATGGACGACAACACGCGCAAGGGGCTGATTAATGCGCTGGCGCGGGGCGGTGTTGATGTTTTGACAAGCTGCGAGATTATCAGCGAGGGCACAGACATTCCTGTGGTTACCGCGGCTATCCTTCTGCGGCCCACACAATCGCTGACTCTGTACTTGCAGCAGGTCGGGCGCGCCTTGCGTCCGGTCTATCCGGTCGGGGCTGATTTGTCAGACGACGCCGGACGGCTCGACGCTATTGCACGATCGGTCAAGACGGAGGCTGTTATCCTTGATCATGTCGGAAACTGCCTGCGGCATGGTTTGCCGGACGAGGTCAGGCAGTGGCACCTTGACGGCGACCCCGAGCAAGGAAATCGTGGCGGGAAAAAGAAAGAGGAACAAGGCGCGCGGATCATGACTTGCCCGCAGTGTTTCGGAGTCCACCCCCCGATGCCGCGTTGTCCGCAGTGTGGCCATGCTTACAAGCCTGACGAAGTTTTGCCGGACGTCGCAGACGGAGAATTACAGGAAGTTGACCCGGCAGAGCTTGCGGCGATCAAAGCGGACCGACGCAAGCGGCAGGGGCAGGCAAAGACGCTGCAAGAGCTTGAAGAGTACGGAAAACAGATGGGCTATAAACCGGGCTGGGCAAAGCATGTTTATAACAGCAGGCGCAAGCGTTCAGGTGCTCCAGCGTTGAGTCGCGTCTAGCGGTTAACATTTTGTTAAAAGGAGAAGCTAAAACGATGAACGAAAAGCAACTACAAACAGAGATCCACAAGGAGCTTGGCAGCCGTTCTGATGTCAGGGTTTTTAGAAATAATGTTGGCACGGCTTTTATGGGCAAGGCGGTAACGATTCAGCGGCCTGTATCAGTCAAGCTGTTGCCTGGGGATGTTGTTATCAGAAATGCCCGCCGGGTCAAATTTGGCTTACATGAGGGCAGCTCTGACCTGATCGGCTGGCGCCGGGTGTTGATCACCCCGGCAATGGTAGGTCATTGGATTGCGCAATTTTTGAGCGTTGAAATTAAAACGCAGCGTGGGCGCGTGTCTGAGGCGCAGGAAGCCTGGGCAAATGTTGTTGATATGCACGGTGGTTGCGCTGGCGTGGTGAGGTCGGTTGATGATGCGCGAATGATGGTAGATCGGCCGGGGGTGTAAATGGGTAGGAGACAGAAGGGGAAACTCGATAAAAACACAGATCCTAGCCCGTATCACGGTCCTATTGAGCGAGTTGATGGAACTAGGCCATATAACCATTATTTATGGCCGTTGCCTGATGACCAATGGTGGGCAAACGGCCAGCTAGGAAACCGGATAGATTCACGGTGGCACTTTTCTGTTGTTGCTCTAAAAGACGGGCGCTATTCGGTAGAGGGCAGCGTTTATAGCATTGAGGACAATGACTATGCCGGTGATCCAGTTGTTTTTCCTACTAGAGAAAAGGCAATCAGAATTTCAGCGGCAAGGATGATTCGGGCTGCTCGATGGTCTCGAAATTGGGATTGGCGCTATGGAGGTCTGAACGGTGAAAAACTCGCAAGTGTTGTTAATTGGGCACGAGAAATCGTAGCTAAAGAAACAGGTAAAGAGAAGCCGAAGCCACGATTTTTTAAAGAGCAACAACGAGAACCACAAAAAACAGGATTGCCGTTATTCGACTTTTATCCCGGAGGCAACTAAATGGCACTAACGCGACAGGAAAAAGACGTTTTTGGTCTGGCTTGCGAGATCCTTGATTGCAACGGCTGCAAGGCCATGGACCACGCAGCAGCCACGCGCGTTCAGTCGTCGGGAAAGCCTGGGCAGCGGCGGACCCCCGTTGTCTGGGCAGTCGATTACCTGGCTTGTTTGCCTAAGCGTACCGAGCTGCGGGCGCTGATCATCCGGGCGCACGTTGGCAAGGATAGCGAGCCATGGACGCGGCAGGAAATTAGAATGTGCGGCGGGGCAATGCGCGGATTTTATCGGCGTTTGCACGATGGGCGGCTGTATTGGCAAGGTGTGCGTTTTTTGGAAATGATGGAGCGTTGAGTAATGGGAACAATCAATTTTGATGAAATAAACGACGCCGCGCTCATGCGGTACCCGTCATTGCTTGAATGCTGGCTACCTGGGGGAAAACTTGACGGGAGAGAATACCGGTGCGGTGATATTTCCGGCGGGACTGGGCGGTCTATGAGCGTAAACACACAGACCGGTAAGTGGTCAGATTTTGCCGGGAGTTTGAGCGGTGGCGATCCGGTCAGCTTATACGCTGCGATTAACAATATTGAGCAGGGGGAAGCCGCCAAGCGACTGTCCGCAGAGTTTGCGCTTGCTCCACCACCTAAACCACAACAGAAAAACAAGAAGAAGGATAAACCGGTGTGGACCGCTCAACCTGTCGCGCCAGAATCAGTACCAGAACCGGACTTTAGACACTGGAAACACGGAAACCCTGTCAAGATCTGGGAATATTACAACCAGGACAGGCAGCGCGTCGGGTATGTCTGCCGGTTTAATCTGCCGCCTGTCGATGGAAATCCAAAAAAGGAAGTCCTGCCGCTATGCTGGGGCAAGTCTGACGGGGGCACGCAGGAATGGCGCTGGCTGTCGTTTCCGAAGCCGCGGCCGCTTTATAACCTGCTATCGGTTGCCAGCTTTCCGGATGATAAAAACATCATCATTGTTGAGGGGGAGAAGTGCGTCGACGCTCTGCAGCCGTTACTGAAAATGCCGGTTGTCAGCTGGCCCGGTGGATCAAAGGCGGTACACCTTGCCGACTGGTCACCGCTTGCCGGGCGTAAGGTTGTTATCTGGCCTGATTTTGATAGTCAATGCTACGGACCAAAACACCAAAAAGCCGGGCAGCTTATGCCATACGAAGAGCAACCAGGCAGAAAAGCAGCGCTAAAAATTGCGGAAATCCTTGTCGGGCTTGGTTGTGAAGTTAAAGTAATCGGCTACCAGCTTGAAGAGTTTCCTGACGGTTACGACTGCGCCGATATGATCGAGGCTGATCTATCAATAAATTCTAAACAAATTATGGCATTTTTAAAACCGCGCATGGAGGAGGCACAGAAACCCGAGCCAGCGCATGACCAATTGCCAGAAGAACCACCAATGCCGACCGAAACGCCGGAGGATTGCGCGGCTGATTATATGCCGAACGGCGAAGAAAACGAGCCGGTAAATATGCCGTTTCAATGCCTTGGCTATGATCGGGGCTGCTATTTTTATTTAAGCAGCAAAACAAAGCAGGTTGTTGAATTGAAGCCAGAAAGCCACGGCGGAAAGTCACTTTTGCAGCTGGCCCCGTTGTCATGGTGGGAGCGTAAATTTCCAGGCAAAAATTCAGCGAACTGGGAGGCGGCAGCAGACGCCCTGATCACGAAATGCAACGAAGCCGGGGTGTTTAACCCGTCCCGCATCCGTGGCCGTGGAGCATGGGAGGATGCCGGGCGGTCTGTGTTGCATGTTGGGGAGCAGCTGGTCGTTAATGGCAGCGCGATAAATATCAACGATTTCGATACGCGCTATATTTATGAGGTAGCGCGGGAGCTTGACCAGAAGATCAGCAATGACAAGCTATCAGGTCGCGAGGCAGCCAAGTTTTCCGATTTGTGCGAGTTGTTAAGCTGGTCAAAGCCTATCAATGCAGCGTTGCTTGCTGGTTGGTGTGTCGTTGCTCCAATCTGCGGGGCTTTGTCGTGGCGTCCTCATATGTGGTTAACAGGTGGGAAGGGCACCGGGAAAACATGGATTCTGGAAAACATCATTAAACCGACCGTCGGAGGGTCAGCGCTGTCTGTTATGTCGAGCACAACAGAAGCAGGGATCCGGCAAACGTTGGGGAATGATGCGCGGCCGGTTGTTTTTGACGAGGCAGAGGGGGAAGACAAAAGCGCGCGCAAGCGAATACAGGCCGTTTTAGAGTTAGCGCGGCAGGCGTCGAGCGAGTCAGCAGCGGCAATATTCAAGGGCACCGCGACAGGGCGTTCAATGGCGTTTCATATCCGGTCGTGCTTTCTGTTCGCGTCTATCGGCGTATCGATCACACAGGATAGTGACGCCAGCCGGATTTCTATTTTGTCATTGGTGCCGAATAGGGATTCTGACCGGTTCGACAAGATACGGCGTGACGTGTTCGGACTGTTAACTCCTGAATACTGCGCAGCGTTGCGGGCGCGGTCTGTTGCCCTGATTCCGCAGATTCGCAAGAATGCCGAGATTTTCGCGCGGGCCGGGGCCGAATACCTTGGAAGCCAGCGGACGGGTGACCAGATCGGGGCGCTATTGGCAGGCTATTATAGTCTGAAGAGATCCGATGAAATCACCCTGGAACGGGCCCGTGAATGGATAGCAGCGCAGGCCAAGGAAGGAGGCTGGGAAGATGTGGCTATGACCGACGGAGACGACACGGACGAGAAGCGGTGCCTTGCTGCAATCCTTGGGCATGTGGTGCGGATTAAAGACCGTGAAGTCACATTGGGCGAGCTTGTCGAGGAATCGCTGGGCTATATTGATGATAAGGACGAATTAAGGCGGGCGGCGATTATTCAAACGGCAGACAAGACGCTAAGGCGCTATGGAATCAGGCCGGAAGAACGCAACCTGCAGAAAGGCTTTATTGTTTCGAATACGTCGGAGCAGATCAAAGCAATATTACAGGGGACCCCGTGGGCGAGTGGTTGGCGTGGATTGTTATTACGGCTTGACCTTGCAGAGAAGACAGAATTTCCTGTCACGTTTTCGCCAGGGGTTAAATCAAGGGGTGTATTTGTTGATCAATTTTCGTTAGGCGATTGCAGTTAATTTTTAGCCGGGTATTCAAGCCCGGCTATTTTTTTATCAAAATCACGCTTTTTTGTAGCAACCGTTCCCGCTTTGTTCCGCTACCGTTCCCGCACAAATCAATGTAATTATTCAAGAATATAGAAACTAGCTACAGAGGAACGGAAAAAGCGGAAAAAGATAGATATATATAATAAGAGACTATATGAGATATGAATATAGATACAGAGCATAAGACACTCCTATATATATATCTATTTTTCTTTAGATTGTTGTAAATATTGTAGCTAATAAGAAATTCATATAATAAATACAGATACTTACAAAACAGCAAAACGGGAACAGTACGGGAACAGTAGCTACAAAATTTCATAACCTATTGAAATAAAACAATAAACACTGTAGCTACAAAGTTTTTAACAAATTGTTAAATTTCCCCTTCCGCTCAGCTGTTCACTATGGCATGCTTTGCGAAACTCTTTCCTGGTCGGAGGATATGATGAAGAAAAGAAGCAGGCACGAATACAAAGCGCAGCGGTGTGTAAGCGAAACCGAGTTCGACTTCAAAACAAGGGCGTCTCAGCTTAACAGTCTTGAACAGATCTTCGGTAACGCTAAAGCGATAGCACGCCGGATGGCGTCAAAGATCCAGATCAACAACGAGACAGGCTGCTGGACATGGATAGGGGCAACAGACGGCCATGGCTACGGGCAGGTAACCGTCGCAGGAAAAAAGATCAAGGCCCACCGTATGGCATGGATGCTTCACAACCTTGAGCCGATAACCAAAGCTGACCACATCTGCCACTCATGCGACAACCCTTCATGCGTCAACCCGGCGCACCTTTTCAAAGCAAACAACGCTGTTAACAAACAGGACGCTGCTGCAAAGTTCAAGATCCTCGGAGGACTTGGACGGCTAAGCGACTGGTCAAAGTTGAAGAAAGAGCAGATCCTTGACATTAGGGCAAGGGTAAACCGTCGGGAAGATCTTACTTCGATAGCGAATAGCTACCTGATAACACCAAGCGATGTTCACGGGATTGCAACGAAAGAAGACTGGCCTTGGCTTATTTAGCGGTTAACAAATTGTTAAAAGTGTTGCAGAGGCTTGACGTCATGTGTAATATGTAGGCTGGAAGTAGTTATAAGCGAGCAGGTCCGACCGCCTGTTCGCGCTACTTCCTTCATCGTTTCATCTCCGACTCTTAAAGCCCCGACGTCATTATCACGTCTGGGCTTTTCTTTTTCTGGACTGCGAACCATGCCCAGCAAACCAAAGCGCCCATGCAATCACCCCGGCTGCCCGAAGCTGACGGATGCGCGGTACTGTGAGGAACACAGACTGCAGCACCAACGAAGCTATGACAAGCAACGGGGAACGCCAAGCAGCCGAGGCTATGACAGCAACTGGTTGAAGGTCAGGAGGCAAGTGCTCAACGATGAGCCATTGTGTCGCAGGTGTTCAGCTGCTGGCGATGTTATGTCAGCCGACTTGGTTCACCACGTTGACCGAAACCCGCGGAACAACGAACGCAGCAACCTTGAGCCGATCTGTCAGCGGCATCATAACATCGAGCACGGAAACGACTGACCAGGGGGGGGGGGAACCGAAAGTTTACAGCCTTCCAACGCTGTACCGACCGCCAGTTTTATTTTTACGGCCGCAACCTGAAACTAAAAAACCCCGGGGGAGTTATGGCAAGCCCGAAGCCAAAACCAACCGCTCTGAAGCTGCTGAATGGAAACCCAGGCAAGCGGGCGCTGAACAAGAGCGAACCAAAACCAAGCGCATCATTGCCGCGGCCGCCGTCCTGGTTGAACACCCGGGCAAAGTCAAAATTCAAGTTGTTGGTTAAACGTATTGAGGGAATGGGGTATGCGTCAGCAAGCCATACTGAAGCACTGGCGCTTTGTGCCTGGCGTCTCGAACAGGTTGAGGCATGTGCAAAGGCGCTTGACGATGCCGGAAGCTTGACCTTTGAAACGATCAACCAGCGCGGGGCAAAAGTCGTTAAGCCGAGGCCTGAAGTTGCTATGCAAGCCGAAGCAGCAAGGCACGCGCAGAGCTTGCTTGCTGAATTTGGCTTGACGCCTTCCAGTGCAACACGTGTTCAGGTTCCTGGTAAGCCAAAGACAAACGCATTTAACGGGATTTGACTCAATGACACACGTTGACGGCGCCAATGCTTATATCACTGGCGTTTTGTCAGGCTTAATTCCAGCTTGTGAGTACATTCAACAGGCTTGCAAACGCCAAGTTGATGACCTTAAACGCCAGGGTACGGACGAATTCCCTTACATTTTCAACCCTGAAATGATCGGTGCTGAAGGAGTCAGCTACTTTCCTGCTGAAAGAATCTGCAATTTGATTGAACTTTTGCCCCATACAAAGGGCAAATGGGCGGCAAAACAGGAGCAAATAAAGCTTGAAAACTGGCAAAAATTCAACCTGACAACGCTTTTTGGTTGGGTTCATATGGAAACCGGGTTGCGCCGCTTCCGTGAAACTTATGAAGAGATCCCGAGGAAGAACGGAAAGTCATTACTGGCCGCCGGTGTTGGCCATTACATGTTTGCCTTTGATGGTGAATATGGAGCTGAGGTTTATTGCGGTGCAACAACGGAAAAGCAAGCTCTTGAAGTTTTCAGGCCGGCCAGGCTTATGGCTAAGCGGTCGCCTGATTATTGTGAAAGCCGCGGCATAACGGTAAACGCCAGTAACCTGACAATCATTGACAACGGTAGCCGCTTTGAACCGCTGATCGGCACTCCTGGTGATGGTGCCAGCCCGTCATGTGCAATTGCTGACGAATATCATGAACACGCAACGGACGAACTTGTCGAAACCATGGAAACAGGCATGGGGGCAAGGGAGCAACCGTTGCTTTTTGTTATCACAACGGCCGGATCAAATATGTCTGGCCCTTGTTATTTAAAGCGTGATTACGCAATCAAGGTACTTGCTGGGACCTTTAAGAACGAACAGCTTTTCGCCCTGATTTACGGAATTGACAAAGACGATGATTGGACAACAGAAGCCGCTTTGCGGAAAGCAAACCCTAATTTTGGTGTTTCTGTTGGTGCTGATTACTTGCGGGCCAGGCAACAAGTTGCCATGCAATCAGCCAGCCGCCAAAACGCATTCAAGACTAAACATTTAAACCAGTGGGTTGGAGCCCGTAACGCATGGATGAACATGCAAGCATGGGCAGCTTCCCCGCCGTGCAAGCCTGAAGAAGAACTTGCCGGCCGTCCGTGCTTCGCGGCCCTTGACCTGGCCAGCAAAATTGACATTGCCGCTTTGGTGCTTTTGTTTCCGCCCGTTTCTGGTGATCCGCTTTGGCACGTTCACACGCGCTTCTATTTGCCTGAGGACATGGTCGAAGAACAGGCCACAACCAACGCTTCGCACTATGACGCATGGGCAAAACAGGGACTTATAACTCTGACACCAGGGGCGGTCATTGACTATGACGAAATAATGGACGACTTACGCGAAATTTCAACGCGTTTTGACGTTCAAGAAGTGCCTTTTGACCCATGGCAAGCCACGCAATTGGCAACAACCATGATGAAAGAAGGCGCACCAATGGTTGAAATTGGCGCCACGGTCAAGAATTTTTCAGAACCAATGAAGCAATTAGAAGCTTTGGTCCTGCAAAAACTGTTGGCACATGGAAATAACCCGGTACTGAACTGGATGGCGTCAAACGTCACCGCGCAAAGAGACAAGAAAGACAACATTTATCCGACCAAGGATTTGCCTGAAAACAAAATTGACGGCGTGGTCGCGCTGATTATGGCATTAGCCAGGGCGATTTTTTACAAGGAAAACAATAACGAGTCAGGAATTTTGATTTTATGAGCATATTTGACATTTTCAGAAAATCCAAAAGCCTGGAAACCGTTGAAGCACGTGACCCGGAAGAAGTTGCAATTGCCAATTCAGGAGCGTACCCGCTTTCATCAGGCAGTTATGGGTCAGAACTTTATGAATGGCTGACCGGTGGGCTATCAGCAGCAGGAGTTTCCGTAAATGAACAAACGGTAATGGGGATTTCATCCGTTTACAGTTGCGTGAACTTGATAGCTGGAGCCATTGCGTCAATGCCGCTGCCTGTTTACCGAAACAACAACGGACAGCGCGAAAAGATCACAACAACGCTGTCAATTATGCTTGGACGCCAACCCAATGAAAACATGACGGCCGCCATATATTGGGAATATGAGCTCACATCATTGCTCTTGAAGGGTGACGCCTTTGGCTTGATAAAACGCAACCGAAATTATGAAGTGACCGGAATTTATCCGCTTCACCCTTCGCGCGTTGAAGTAAAGCACACTGACAAAGGCCAAATGTTCTATTACGTCACTGACGAAGATGACGGGATAAGACGCGGATATGCTCAGGAAGATATCTTGCACATTCCCGGGCCTGGCTTTGATGGCTACCGGGGGAAATCCCAAATAAAGCACGTTCTGACAACGCCAGCGGGTATTGCCATTGCCGCTGATCAGTACAGCGCAAGTTTTTTCAAGAACGGAGCAAAGCCAGACTTTGCCATTGAGATGGAAGGCAAGCCGACAGCTGAACAGGTTGACGAAATGCGCCGGGTTTGGACTGAAAAATATGGTGGTGTTGGAAAGAATCATCTACCTGCCGTCCTGTATGGCGGTTCTAAAATTCATGAGCTGACAATGAATGCCGAAGACGCGCAATTGATTGCAACCCGTCAGTTTCAGGTTGAAGACGTTGCCCGCATTTTTGGTGTCCCGCCGCACATGATAGGCCACACGACAAACACAACGTCATGGGGGTCAGGCGTCGAAAATATGGGCATTGGCTTTGTCAAGTACACGCTTGCGCGTCACCTGACGAAGATCGAGCAGGAATTGAACCGCAAATTATTCCCAACAGGTGAGAACTTCTGCGAGTTCAACACGGCCGGTCTTGAACGTGGTGACTATAAGACAAGGAACGAAGGCTACCGTATCGCCCTTGGCCGAGCTGGTGAGCCGGCATGGATGCGGATAAACGAGGTCAGAAAGCTTGAAAACTTGCCGCCTGACGATGAATTGGAAAAACAGGCACAGGAAACCAGGGCAGCAAAGACACCAACGCAGCCAGCTGAACCGCAACCAGGGGCACCAAAACCGCCACAGCCTTAATAGCAAACCAACCCGCAACGAAGGGCAAAAACAGATGAAACTAAACCCGCTTAGAAACCTATTAGCCGCGAATAAAGGCCGCGGGCTGTTCAAGGCCGAAGCAAACGGCAACGAGGCAACCATGTTTCTTTATGATGTGATTGTTTCAGATGACTACTGGGGCGGAGTGTCCGCGCTGACTTTTGCCAAAGAGCTAGCGTCATTGGACGTTGAAACCGTCCATTTGCGTCTCGATTCGCCGGGCGGTGATGTTTTCGCCAGTGTGGCAATGTCCCAGGCTATGCGCGAGCATAAAGCACAAATAGTTGTTCATGTTGACGGATACGCGGCAAGCGCGGCAACCCAATTGCTGATGGCGGCAGACAAATCAGTCATTAGCCCCGGCGGAATGGTCATGATTCACAAAGCGTGGACTATGGCGGTTGGAAACGCTGACGATATGAAAGCAACTGCCGGGTTGCTGGACAAGATTGACGGCCAGATTGCTGACAGTTATTCCGCAAAAACTGGCATTGATAATGCTGAAATCATTGAAATGATGACGGCTGAAACATGGATGACGGAAACGGAAGCCATTGACAGCGGTTTTGTTGATGCGCTGGCTGAAGGGCACCCTGACAAGCAGAACAAAACAAATTGGGATTTGTCAGCGTATGCAAAACCACCAGTTAACGCCGCCCCGGTTAAATCTCCAGAACCTGAACCGACGCCGGCCGATCCGCCAGCGAATAACAGCAAAAAGGAAGAACACGAAGGCGCCGAAATTGGCGCCTTTTCTATTTCTGACCATTTAAGGCGAAAGCTGAGAATTTCCGAAGGGGCCAACTAGGCACCCGCAAACCCAAACGCCGAAAGGCAAGGAGTTAGAAATGACCAAAATTCAGCAAATGCGGGAGCAACGTTCGGCACTCGCAAAGGCGCTTCACGACCTGTTGGACCAAACTGAAGGCCAGACATGGACGGCTGAAAACCAGGCAACCTATGACGCAAAAATGGCAGAAATTGACGCTCTTGATCAGAAAATCAAGCGCGCAGTTGATGTTCAGGCAAAATCAGCCGAAGACAACACCGAAGGCGTCATTATTGACCTGGCCGACCATCATGCAAAAAAAGGCAACCCGCAAGCAGCATTGTTTGCTAGATGGTTGCGCGGCGGTGACAATGCCCTGAACGCTGAAGAGTGGGCAGCGGTACGCAACACCATGTCAACCACCACCGGAAGTGAAGGCGGCTATACTATCCAAACTGAAGTTGCTTCTACTATTATGGACGCCCTGAAAGCCCTTGGCGGGGTCCGTGCTGTTGCAACCGTTCTACCAACGGCAATGGGTAACCCTATGTCGTTTCCGACCAGTGACGGAACAACTGAAACCGGTGAACAGGTTGACGAAAATGCAACCGCAACAGGTGCGGATCCCGTACTCGGAACCCTGGCGCTGAATACTTACAAATTCAGTTCAAAAATCGTTGCTTGCCCTGTTGAACTGCTGCAAGACAGCACTGTTGATATTGAGGCCTTTATTGCTGGCCGTCAAAACACCAGGATTGCCCGCATTACCAACCAGCGCTTCACAACTGGAACAGGGACCAGCCAGCCACGCGGAGTTGTTACCGCAGCCGGAGCCGGTAAGGTTGGCGCAACCGGTCAAACGCTGACTGTCATTTATGACGATATGGTTGACCTTATTCATTCTGTTGACCCGGCTTACCGTGCCTTGCCTGGTTGCGCATTCATGATGCACGACGATTCATTGAAGGCAATTCGCAAAATGAAGGATGACCAAGGACGGCCGATTTACCTTCCTGGTTATGATGGCCTGGCAGGTGCAATGCCTGAAAGTCTTATGGGGTACCCTATCCAGATCAATCAGGAAATGGCAGTCATGGCCGCAGATGCCAAGTCTATCCTGTTTGGTAACTTTAAATTTTATTACGTCCGCGACGTTGTTGGCAGCGTTGCAATTCACCGTTTCACTGATTCTGCATATGCAAAACTTGGTCAGGTTGGCTTCTTACGTTTCAGCCGCCATGGTGGAAACCTCTTAGACGTTGGTGGTTGCGTCAAGTATTACCAGAACAGCGCGGCTTAATAGAGTGTGACGTTGACAGCGGGGCGGCTATCGTAAGCGCCCCGCAAGCTCTCAATGGAGGCTAAGAGTATGGCAAGAAATACAAAAACAGAATCAGAGGAAAAAACGAAAGTTGCGGAAACCGCTGAAGCTGAAGTTTCGCAACAGGAACCAGAAACTACGCCAGATCCGGAGCAAGAAACTGAAGAAACAAAAACCGTTGAAGTCAGGGTTTTGGTTGATTGCGCTTTTGGAAAATGCGGAAAGTTTGCTGAAATTCCAGAAGAACAACTGGCCGCGGCAAAAGCAAACGGCATGGTCGATGACCACCCCGCAGCGGTGAAGGCCGCCAAAGGCTAAATCATGATTGCAACCGTTACCATACCGCCAGCAGCCGAACCGGTCAGCCTGGACGAAGCCAAAAAGCACCTGCGGGTGACGTTTGCCCATGATGACGACTATATCAGCGGACTGATCAAGGCTGCCAGGCAGGATGCAGAGGCGTATCTGAACGGGGCAATCATGGCCCAGACACTGACCGCCAATATGCAACGCTTCTACGGTCGCTTTCGATTGCCGTCGTCACCGATCCTTGGCATTACGTCGATCAGCTATGTTGACCAAGACGGAAACACTCAGACGGTCGACCCGTCAGTTTACGAGCTTGACGCGGAGTTAAAATCTGTTGGCCTGGCCTATGGTCAAAGCTGGCCTGACACCAGGCCGCAGCATAACGCGGTGACAGTTGTCTTTACTGCCGGGTACGCGACAACTGATGACGTTCCGCAGGCGATCAAGCAGGCGATTCTGTTGCGCGTCGGTGAGCTGTATCTTTCCCGCGACGAATCAAGCCGCGATCAGAGCAAAACACAGCTGACAATGGAGAGGCTTCTTTCTCCGTATCGGGATTATAGATAACAACTCTTAATAAGGAGCTTTAATAATGAAAACCACCTCTGCAGGGACAACCCTGCATGTCATTGCTGGCGATCCAGCCACCTATGACGCAGCGGGTTACGGGACACTGTTCGGCGGCACTGAAAAGCTGGTTGGTGAAATTACCGACTTTGGCGAATTTGGCCGCGAATATGCCACCGTGACCAGCAACGTTATCGCATCGCGCGGAACCCAGAAATATAAGGGGTCGTTTAACGAAGGTCAGATGAGTCTGAGCCTTGAGCTTGATACCGACGATGAAGGGCAGATCTTGATGAAGACGGCCCTTGACTCCGACGATGATTACAGCTTCCAGATCACTCTGCCATCCGGTGACGCCTACTATTTCCAAGCCAAGGTTATGAGCTGGAAAATCGGCGGGCTGTCGAATGATTCGATGATCACCGCAACCTGCAACCTTGAGCTGACCACCAATTCTGCCGGGGTTGGCATTATTGAGGTATTGTCCGCTTAACCATTAACCGGGCAGGGCTCCCCGTTGCTGCTGTCGCCGGAACCGTCACCGGCCTTTGAGGGCTTATGAATATCAATCAACTCAACAGATATGTGCAGGTTCAGCAGCGCAGCTCCACCCTGGACGACTACGGCCAGAAGTCAGCAAGCTGGACAACGATCTGCGACGCCTGGGCAAATATCCGCCCGGTAACGGGGAACGAAAAGCGCCGGAGCGGGTCGGTAGAATCGACCATCAGTCACACTATCGCCATCCATTACAATCCAGACCTAATGCCGCTGATCGACGCCGACGCTTACCGGATTGTGCTTGATGAAGGATATCAACGGGTGTTCGGCATCAAATCGGCTATCGATCTTAAAGAGCAACACCAATGGATTGTTTTTGACTGCGAGGAAGGGTCTCAAAATGGCGACTGAATTTGAGATTACAGGCCTTGCAGAACTTAAGAAACAACTTGAACAGTTGCCATCAAAGATTGAAAAAAACGTTACTCGCGGGGCAATGAGGGCCGGTGCCAAGGTCTTTCAGGAGCGGGCTAAAGAGCTTTGCCCCGTCGGGAAAACACAAGATCTTAAAAACAGCATAAAGATTAAGACGTCGGCCAAGAATGGAAAGATTTCTGCGCGTGTCGTTGCCGGTGACAAGAAAGCCTATTACGTACACATGGTCGAGGGCGGAACCATTGCCCACATGATCAACGCAGGAAGCGGAAAGAGCCTGTTCATTGCTGGATTGTTGCGCCAGATCGTTGACCACCCTGGGGCGAAAAAGCATCCTTTTATGCGTCCGGCATTTGATCAGAAACAACGCGAAGCGCTTGACGCCATGGCGGCATATTTCCGCAAACGCATTCCGAAAGAAATCAAAAAGGCCAGGGCATGACACCTGAACTGATCATAAAAAGCCTGATCAACGTGGCAAGTGTTACGGCATTGGTCGGAGACCGTATGGCGTGCGAATCGCTGCCGCAAAACAGCAGCTATCCGGCAGTGGTCTACTCGGTTATTTCCGACGTTCCGCAATACACGCTGAACGTTAAGGGTGACGCGCAGTATTCACGCGCCCGCATCCAGATCAACCCGATAGCGGCCACCATTCCCGAAGTCAAAGCGGTGCATGCGGCGATCCTTGCGGAGATCAACTGGACGATCAACAAGGACACCGGAGAAAACAGAATATTATCCTGCTGGCTGGATTCAACAGGATCCATCAGCAGAGACGACGAATTAGGCCTGTGGACGCAATCAGCGGACTACATGCTTTTGTATTCACTATAAACACTCTATAAAACGGGGCATATCATGGACATTTCCACTAAATCAGTCAAAGAAACCACCATCGTTTACCTGGACGGCCCGGACGGAGAACCAATGCTTGGAGATGACGGCAAGAAACTGTCGATCACCGTCTACGGTCCCGGCTCAAAGCCATTCCAGAAAGCCCAAGCCGCTAAAAACCGCGCTATTCTTGAGCAGGTCCGCAAGAGAAATAAAAAGGTATCCGATAGTCTTCAGCGCGATATCGACGCCGAGTTCCTGGCTACCTGTACCGAGTCGTTTAACGGCTTCACCTATAAGGATCTGACCGGTAGCGAGATGTTCAAGGCATGCTACGCAGATTATTCAATCGGCTATGTCGCCGACCAGGTCAACAAGGCAGTTGGTGACTGGGCAAATTTTACCAAAGCGTAACTGATGACCTGATTCTCTACGCCAGGCAGCAAGCGTGGCTGGCATCAGTTCCGAGAAATCCTGATTTAAAGAAGAAACAACCGCGCAAAACCCGCGCGGAAAAGATTATCAATAGTGGTGGCTCGCCTCTCCTGCCTGACGTGGGAGAGGCTTTTTATTTGGTCGGATATTGGCGGCAGGCCTGGGCCGTTGGAAGCTCAGAATCTGGCCCTGTTGCTCTTAGCTACCAGGAGCTTGAAACATGGCAGCGGCTTGTCGGGTTGAAGCTTGAACCGTGGGAAAATATCGCCTTGCGGAAGATGTCCGAGGTTTACGTCTCGCAGTGGTTTGACAGCCAAGATCCCGAAGCACCGGCACCTTATGGCGGCACATCAGAGATGATCGACAGGCAAAAGATAGGCCTGAAGATAGGCCGCATTTTATCCAGTAACGCCAAGAAGGGGTAACCATGGCAACATCAGTCGGACAACTCACAATTGAAATGGCCACCAATGTCGCCAGGCTGCAGCAGGACATGGACAAGGCCACCAAGTCTGTGTCCGGGGCCATGCAGAAGATGAAGAAAGCTGCTGTTGCAGCCGGGGTAACTGTCGCTATCGGTAAGATCACCAGCGAAATGATAGAAGCTGGAAAGCAAGCCCTTGACCTTGCCGACAAATACGCAAAAACAGCAAGGGCTATCGGCGTTAGCACTGAAACATTGTCAGCATATAACCACGTAGCCGAACTCTCAGGGGCGACCTTTGAACAACTGACAACTGGCGTTAAGCAGCTGTCGAAGGGGATGCTTGATTACACCAATGACACCGGAGAAGCCAAGGTTGCACTGAATGCCCTTGGCATATCAGCTACGAACTCAACAGGAAGACTGAAGAGTGCTGATGAAGTCATTCTTGAAATTTCCGACAAATTCGCGAACATGCCGGACGGTGTGGAAAAAACCTCGTACGCAATGAAGTTATTCGGAAAGTCTGGCGCGAACCTGATTCCAATGCTTAACGCTGGGACCGCTGGAATTCAAGAGATGAAGGACGAGGCGGCACAACTTGGCCTTGTATTTGACCAGAAAACAGCTGAGGCAGCAGAGCGTGTAAACGATAACTTTACCCGCCTTCATGGTTCGGTTGATGGCCTGTTGATGCGTTTCACAACCAACCTTTTGCCTGATATTGAAAAAATCACAAACGGGCTTGCAGGGGCCGCTAAAAACTCTGGTGAACTCGCTGAAGGAATAGACGCGATAACGACCGCCATCAGTGACGGAATATGGGCGTTTGAAAAAATGTCGGGATTTCTCGACGATATTCAGGCCAAAAATAACAGTGGAATCAGTATCACTGACGCCATGCTGAACAGTAACCAGGTTGGCATGGCCATGAAAACGTGGAAAGCATTTTTCGATTGGCTGCATGAGCAGAGGCAGGCAGAGTCCGACGCATACGGGACGCGCTACCCTATGCCAGAAAGACCACAGGCAACAGAAACAAGTAAGCCGAGAGAATGGACAGCTGAAGAACTCAAACAGATGGCTGATTCAGCCAAGGGGATAAAAGACGTTTGGGGTTCAGCAGACCAGGAGCGCATCGACGCCCACAGCAGAGCCCTTGATATCCTCGTCGAACAGGACCAGGCAGCTTATGACAAAATGGTTCAGAATGGCATCGACTCAGGAAACCAGATAAAAGACAGCTGGTTATCAGCAGCCACAGAAAGCGCGGCGGCTGATGAGAGGGCGAAGGTTTACGAAGAAGCTCAGCAGAAAGACCTGCAAACAGTCATCGACTCTCTCATGTCCGAAGAGGACAAGATCAACGATAGCTATGAAAAACGCCGTGAAATTATCCTGAGCAACGCCCAGATCACAGAAGAACAGCGCACCGCCCTTGAAATGCAGCTGACACAACAGCGCAACCGACAGCTTGACGCTCTGGAAGCAGAACGCGCCTCGATGATCCTTTCCAACAGCTCAGCGCTGTTCGGGTCTATGGCTGAACTGGCAGCGCAGAGCGCCGGGGAACAGAGCGGCATTTATAAGGCCATGTTTGCCGTCAGCAAGGCGTTTGCAATTGCTGATTCAATTATCAAAATTCAGCAGGGGATTGCTAACGCCGCGTCGCTGTCATGGCCTGCAAACCTTGCGGCTATGGCCTCTGTTGCAGCATCAACCGCCAGCATCGTCAGCACTATCAGCTCAACCAATTTCAGCGGAGCTTATGACAACGGAGGCAACATTCCGTCTGGTAGTTGGGGGATCGCCGGTGAATTTGGCCCAGAAATCGTCCGCGGACCGGCCAACGTGACCAGCCGCAAGAGCACCGCTGATCTACTTGGAAATGCGGGCGGGTCGAACGTCACCGTCAACATCACCAACAACGCCGACGGCACCGAAGCCACGGCCACAGAAACCCAGACCAGTGACGGCAAGGTCATCGAGGTTATCATCCAGAAAACCAAGCAGTCGATTGCCCGCGAGTTCCGCGAAGGAGGGGGAATCGTCAATAGGGCCGCTGAAACAGCTTACGGCCTGAAACGAGGGACAGCATGATTAGTCTACCTGATAGCCTGCCGCTACCGACGCAGGATTATAGCCTGACGGTCAACAACAGCGCCATCAGAACGCAGATGGAGTCTGGACGCTTCCGCCAGCGCCGCAGGTTCACCAGCTCGCAGAATGAAATATCGGTGAAATGGGAATTTACCGATGAAGAGTATCAGCTGTTTGAAAGTTTCGTCTTCTATGCCTTAAACGGTGGAACAAGCTGGTTTGAGACTAAGCTGGTTAGCGGTGGCGGAATCGTCACCCACACGGCGCGGATTCAGGACGGCAGCATCAAGGCCAGCTACCGCGAGCATTTCGGCTGGGCGGTGAGCGCGACGCTTGACATTGAGACGGTTAACAGGATGGACGCGCTGACTATTTTTGATCTGACATACGAAACAAGCGCCGACGATTATGTCGATGCGTTAACAAATATCCTTGAATCATACTATACGGAGAACTGGTGATGGCAGATAGCACTTTTGAGGCACTAAATCAGATCCCTGGGCTGGTATCCAGTCTAAATAAAATATTGATTGGCGGTGAAGATGAAAGCGTCACTATCAATGGGACGACAAAACCAACCCTTGCCAATGCAATCAAGGCGGCAACAGAATCGGCTGAATACTATGCTGAAAACGCGTTCTCATATAGCGCATTGGCACAGACATCAAAGGCCGCAGCAGAAACCGCACAAGCTGTCGCCCAAGCGGTCGCTGTAGGTTTGGTTAACGGGGGAATTGTCGGTAAAGCAACGCTTGCAGCTCTTGACGCCGATCTTGCTTATGACGCAGGCATGGTTGGTCTCGTTACTAACGATAGCACAGCAGGCAATAATGGATTTTATCTGAAGTCCGGTGACAGTGGGGCGGGAAGTTGGGTCCAGTCGAGCTATGATCGTGTTTCCGTTGTCGAAGAAGCTACGGCCGCAAATGAAGCAACTATTTCTTTACAGCAGGAACAATTGCTAACATCTAATCGCAATGGCCGGACAGAGCCTTTTAGCACTGACACATTGATCAGCCAGACGGCTGAATATAAGTACACCGCGAACGGTGTTTATTCGGTACGGGTATGGCAAGTTCAGCAGGACATTCTTGCAGATAAAATCATCAACACAATATCGATTCCGGTTGTTCGTGATCTGTTCAACGACACGACATTTACCCAGTCGGTACTGGTCCGCATTGCAAAAAACGATATGTGGATTGTTGAACATACGATTACAGTCGAGGAGCTTTCCGCGTATAATCTGCTGAACAGCGCTAGCGATGCTGACGAATTTGATTATTTCATTGAGTTCCCAGATATCAAATTTTCGGCCGGTGATCGACTGTATGTCGGGTGGCAATGTGGAAGTGACGACCTGATGTCGATGGTCTATGGGCCATCAGTAACGCCAACTGGAGAAGGGACAGAGCGTAAAATATTAAGTACGATAACTGTCGGTGCACTCGAAGTGCTAAGTGATCCGCCTGAGATTACCAATATAACGTCATGGAATATGCGTCTGCGGTCCTACTATCGCCGCTATTCCGTCGATGCGGAAGTCATCGTAAAACAAAACTTAAACAGTCGTTTCCCGAAGAAAATCTATACCATACAGAATGACGCGATTACAGGCTCTAATTTTTCAGGCCGGAGAACTGCAATCCCGTTATTTATCGACCACTGTTTCCATGGTGTAAGTCAGGAATATGACATCAGCTTCGCGGGCTCTGGCGCTGACCATACGGTTTTCTTTTCTCCAGAAGATTCTGACGACGGGGCAACGATTACCCATGATGACACGGAAACATATTCTCATACCGTTGATATTTTTGGTGGCACCTATTTTGATGATACCAGTTTTACGATTGAGCAAAAATCGACTAAGGAAAGTGTTGGAAAGACGACAATGCCGCGCATTCTTTGCATCGGCGATTCCGTGACCAATGGCTATCGTGCAGACATGAACGTTTCTTCCGACGGACCGCAGCCATATTGGGCATGCATCAAAAACGAATTCGAGCGCGCAAAAATAGAAAACGGAGATAACTCGGTGGAACATAATTGTCTTATGCTTGGGCACTATGCGTCACAGAGTTGGTCGCTGACTTATGGCGGCGTTGTTGGTCGTGCGCTACAGGCGTTCGCTGAAGGTTACGGAGGATGGGCGTCACCAGACCATTTGCATTACTCGCGCAACTGGACATCAAATTTCAGTCAGGGTTTCTGGGATCTACTCGGACTTGGCGATGGGAGCGGAACGGACTACGTCGGAAGCAATGAGCAAAAGTACGCTTTTAGTACCACCCCTGAAGGGGCGTTCTCTCCAACAAACACACAGGCATTTATTGATTACATCAACTCTCAGCTTGGTGAATCCGTAACAACCTACGCTGATGCTGTTACAGCCCTGGAAGTAGCGCAAGAGTCACCGGTAAACCCGTTTTACGATAAGGACACCGCAGCAGCAGGAGTATGCGGGTTTTCTCTGAGTAAGTACCTTGAACGCTATAAAACATTATCCAACGATGGGACAACCCGTCTGATTGCAGGAAGCACTGCAGGCAGTGAGGTAACAGATGCAACCGCATGGGACATCTGCTTACCGACACACATTATTTTGCAGCATAGTCACAATGATGGCAACGCCCCCTGGATAGCTGCAAATTACCGGGTCTGGACCGACGCAATAAAAGCAGAATACAGTGCCAACGGTTGGGGATCAGTCAACATTGCCATCAGCATAATTGACCACACAGGGACCTATTTCCCGAGCCGGTACCCTGATTTTGATATCGATTCAGTGGCTCTCTGGAATCACGACTCTGGCCACACAAAATTTTATGACAACTTCGGCAGGGTTCTTGATGAGTTCTGGGTAGATTCTGCCAACGAGGACACAGAGCGGGTGTTTATTTTGCCATCAGGTCATGTTCAACCGACGGCTTGGGCATCGCCGTTTCGTGAAATACCGTTGCCAGGTGCTGACAAAACAGGACTAAATTCGATGATTTATAAAAAAATGAACGGTGGGAGCCCTGATTGGCATCCTAACGGTATCGCGCACAGAGCATGGGGCCTTGAGATGTACGCATGGATAAAATACACATTGAGTCTGTAACGGTGAATTATGAACAGCGCCCTTGAAGACGCCATAAAAGAGGCATACGCATGCGCCCCGTCAAACGATGTCATTATTGAAACACTGGAAATTTCCCACCCGTCCGTGGGTGGGAGTCTCTACCTCGTTAGCCAGCGCGAAGAGATCATGGCAAAGCTTGAGACAAGCGAGACGGTGACCTTTGAACCGACCGGCTTTAAATTCACCCTGCCAGCAGCCGGAGAAAATGGAAGGCAGGATCTGGAACTATCAATCGATAACGTTGACCGCAGGATTTCCGAGTTTATCAACCTGGCCAAGGACTACCCTGGCCAGCCTGTGACGGTGGTCTACCGGCCATATCTGAGCAGCGACCTGTCAGCACCGCAGATGTCGCCGCCCCTGACCCTGACACTGCGCGATATCAGCATCACCGTTTTTCAGGTGTCTGGACGTGCAACCTTCGCAGATCTGATCAACCTGAAATTTCCATCAGACTACTACACCAGAAAGCGCTTTCCTGGATTGGGGGGATAACATGCAGCACTGGGCTATGCAGTACATCGGCAAGCCGTGGCAGCTGGGCGCGCGTGGCCCTGATTATTTCGATTGCTGGGGGCTGGTCTGGTGGTGTTATCGCCAGCATTACGGCATCGACCTGCCGGTTTATCCTGGCGTTGATATCCACAATATCCGCCTGCTTACCCGCTTGGTCACAGCGGCGTCAGAAGAACCGGAGTGGACACGCATTACCAAGCCTGCTGACGGCTGTGTTGTGGCGTTAAGCCAAAACATGAAGCACCTGCACCACGTCGGGCTCTACCTGGCCATTGACCGTGGGATTGTCCTGCACGCTACCGACATGGGTAAGGTACTTGCTCAGCCTCTGGCTGATCTGCGCCGCAACGGATGGAGCCGCATCGAATTTTACCAGCATAAGGAACTGTCATGCCTGCAATCATCACCGAAACAACCAACCCGTTTAACCCACAGCAGGACGTTCAGCGGCATATTGTCGAGGATTGTGGCAGTCTGCTTGATTGGCTTGATCAGCGCTTTGGCGGGTTCACCGAGTTTTCCCGCCCGACTATCTGTATTGTCAACGGTGAACCGCTGCTGCGTCAGGATTGGGGTTATCAGTTGCGTGATGGGGATATCGTTGCTTTTGTGGCGTTGGCTCCTGGTGCGTCAGGCCTCGTTATTCTCAAGGTCATTTACTGGATTGCTGTTGTCGCCATGGCCGCCTATGCGGTTTATATGGCCAGCAACATTCCCAAGCCGAACAGCAACACCAAAGAGCAGGACAGCATTTACAGCCTGACCGGGCAGAGCAATAAACTGAAGCTGGCCGAGCCAATTGAAGTTCCTTATGGTCGGGTGCGCATGTGGCCAAGCTACGCAGCGGCCAGCTACAACAAATTTGAGGATGACGACCAGATCCTCTATTCATTGTTCTGCCTGGGGCAGGGTGAATACGACATCGAAGCGATTCAGGTTGAGGACACCGACATCTCAAATTTTGATGATGTCGAATACGAGGTTATCCCGCCCGGCGGATCAATGAGCCTGTTTGCTGATAACGTTGTGACCAGTACCGAGGTCTCTTATATTGAGTTGTTCGGCCCTAACGAAGACGACTATGAAGGCTGGACCGGTGGGTTTATCGTCAATGGCGCAGGAACACAGGCAACCCGCCTTGAGGTCGATGTGGTCCTTCCTTACGGGCTCTACAACACATCAAGCGACGGCGATCTGAAGAACTACACGGTCACCGCAGAATTTGAATACCGCACCGTCGATGATAATGGCGATGCAACAGGCGAATGGGCAACACTGGTCAGTTTCAGTAAAACCATGAAAACCATAAACGCCAAGCGCTACACCCTGGGGCTCGATGTCCCTGCAGGCCGTTATGAGGTCCGCGCCCACCGCACCAACAACGCCAGCGACAGTTCAAAGGTCGGCGATACGGTACAATGGGCTTATGCCAGGGCGATCTTGCCAAGCACCGTTGACTATGGCGATGTGACCCTGCTGGCCGTCAAGGCCAAAGCTTCTAACAACCTGAACGATAACGCCGCCAAACAGTTCAACGTGATTGCAACCCGTAAACTGCCGGTCTGGTCACCGGAAACAGGATGGAGTGCCCCGATAGCAACCCGTTCGATTGTCTGGGCGTTCTGCGACCTGTTCCGCGCCGATTATGGCGGCAATCTGGCTGATAGCTATCTCGATCTTGATGCACTCTATGATCTTGACCAGGTCTACACCGGCCTCGACGAACACTGTGATTATGTTATTGATCAGAAAAGCACGGTCTGGGCTGCGGCCACGACCATTGCGCGGGTCGGTCGGGCCATTCCCATGCTTGTCGGTTCGCGCATTACCATGATCAGGGACGAGGCCAAGACACTGCCGGTTGCTGTTTTCAATCAAGAAAATATCGTTAAAGACTCTTTCCGCTGGGACGTGCAGTTGTTCGAGGTTAACGAGAAAGACTCTGTCGAGGTTGAGTATATCGACCCTGACAGCTGGAAATCAGAAACGGTGCTGTGTGTCATGGAAGGATCAGACGGCGTCGATCCGGAAAAGCTTACCCTGTCAGGCTGCACCGACCGCGCCCATGCCTACCATGAAGGAATGTATATTCTCGCCTGCAACTATTACGTGCGCGAGAACATCACATTTTCAACAGGTCTTGAGGGGCACCTTCCGGTTTATGGCGACCTGATCAGCGTCAGCCATGACCTGCCGTTGTGGGGGCAGGGCGGTTATGTTGATGGGATCGATGGGCTTTATGTGGCGCTGTCAGATCCTGTCGAATTTACCGACGGAGAAACGCACTACATCGTGCTGCGCAAAAAGGACGGGTCAGCGGCTGGGCCCTATGTGGTTACCGCCACCGCTGACCCTTGCATTGTGAAGCTGTCCGAGGCCATCGACGACAGCTTTTATTTTGACAGCATCCATGAGCCGCCGCTTTACCTGTTCGGAATTGCCGATAAGTGGGCCAAGCTGTGCAAGGTTGTCAATATTGCGCCGGCAGAAACCGACACGGTCGAAATCACCTGTACCAACTATGACCAGCGAGTGCATACCTTTGACGAAACCGAGGCCCCGGCTATCGATGTTGTCGAGTCGCCGACCATTCCGGCATTGCCGACCGTTTCCGGTCTGCGCGTCTCTCCGTTGCCGGATACGGTCAAGTTCGTTCTGGTCAGTTGGGAACCGGCATTAGGTGCAACCAGCTATGTCTTGCAGCAATCAACAGACGGGGTGGAATGGGACACGGTTATCAGGTCGTCAACAACCTGGTACACGCTGGCCGTCACGAAAGGCTATCTCTACCTGCGGGTAGCGGCCATCAATACCGGTCGCGGCAGCTGGGACGCCTGGGAGGGGGAAGTGGGTATATCCAACGTCACGCCTTATGACGTTATCGGCCTGCAACTTCAGACCTCATTTACCGGAACGTTCGTAAAGATCCAGTGGGAATCAGTCTCGAATGCGACCAGCTACAAGGTGACCGTCTACCAGGACGACGGCGCAACACAACTGCGGCAGGTTTCCGTTTCCGGCCTGTCATACACCTACAGCATCGAAAACGCCACCGAGGACGGCTGCACCAGCCGCGCTTTGCGGTTTTCAGTTGTCGGGGTTAACTCCCTGGGCGATTCTGACACGCCCGCAGTGATCGATGTATCCAACCCGATACCGGCAGTTTTGACCGGAATCTATAGCGAGGTTTCGGCCATCGATGCCAACGGAGCAACAATCATCATTGGCTGGACGGTCAGCCCAGATGTTGACATTGAAGGTTATCGCCTCTGGCTGTCTGATACGTCAGGATTCACACCAGGAAGCAGCAATCTTGAATATGACGGTTCAGAGGTCAGCTGCGAAATAGAAACAACCTCAACGGCGATCTACGTTGACGGTGATCCGATTTACGACGAAGAGGACCCGCCGAATATTATCGGCTATGAACAGGTTTTCGACCATTACGAAGCGGATGCACGTTATTTCCGCGTGGCTGCTTATGACTGTTGGGACGATCAGGTCAATTTGAGTGGTGAGCAGACGACTGTAGCAACGTAATCAGCATGTTTAACCAGTACCTTCAACCAGGCCGTTCCAAATGGGGCGGCCTATTTTTATTTTAGGAGCCGTTTTAGTGATTCAACTACTCAACGATCTAGACCCGGCATTGTGGAAGCTGGGGTCTTTTGTCTTCGGATGTTACTTCCTGTGGAGCATGAGGGCAACGCTTAACGGCTTCAAGGAAGAAGTCAAAGACCTGAAGCGGACAATCGAAAAGCTGTTTGCCCGTGATGATGAATTTGAAAAGCGAATCTCTCAGATTGAGGGACGCTGTGAAGCCAATCACGGCAGAAGGGAGAATAACCAATGAGCCTTGATCCACTAACAGCGGCATTCGACCTGGGAAAGACCGCAATAGAAAAGATCTGGCCAGACGCCAACAAGCGAGCCGAGGAATTGCGCAAACTGGAAGAGCTCAGGCAGCAAGGCGACCTGGCGAACCTGAACGCCCACGTTCAATTGATGCTTGGACAGCTTGAAGTCAACAAAGCCGAGGCCGCACACAAAAGTGTGTTTGTCGCTGGCTGGCGTCCGTTTATCGGCTGGGTTGGCGGCGTGGCCCTTGGCTGGCAGTTTGTCGTTTATCCGTTTTTACTTTGGCTGTGGGCGCTGCTACAGGCTGCAGCTGTTATTCCGGCAACGCTTGCACCGCCGCCAGTGCTCAATACCAGCGCCCTTATGACTATAATCACCGGCATGCTTGGGATCGGAGCAATGCGAAGCTTTGACAAAGCAAAAGGAACCAGCACAGATAAATTAGGTATCCAATAATAGGAGGATAGTGTGAAGATCGTTGAACTTGTCAGACTTGAAGAATCAGAACAGGGTACTTTCGGAGTTCTGCGGATCGACAAAGAAGTATTTTGCTGCACTCTGGAGCCGCCAGACCTTGAGAATCAACAGAGTGTTTCAAGTATCCCGGCACAGCAGTACATCTGTAGACCATTTGAGTCACCGACACACGGTGGAACATTCCAAGTTTCAAACGTGCCAGGCAGAACCTATGTTCTTTTCCATGCGGGTAATTTGGTTCATCATACTGAGGGCTGCATTTTGCTTGGTGAGCATTTCGGAAAGCTGAAAGGATCGCGGGCCATCTTGAACAGTGGTGAAACATTCAAAGCGTTTCTTGCCGAAGTTGGTCGCGAACCGTTCCATCTGACTATTTATGAGCAGTTTTGATTTGACAATAACTATTCAAACCGGTCAAATTTAGGTCAAATCGAAAATTTATCAATATTTAACCTATCGAAAACATTATAAATTCTAGTTGCGCGTGCAGCTTCCCAAGCTGAGAGTCGCGGGTTCGAATCCCGTTTCCCGCTCCAATAAGAATAACGGGCACTTAGATGAATTTCTAGTGCCCGTTTTTTGTGTCATTTTATCGCTTCGGGGTAGCTTTTGTAATTTACTACAAGTTTTAATCGCTTGCGTTTTCCGTCCGCTTGATTATCTGATTGGCTAAACATATTTTTAAATTTTTAAAAATATTTTATTATGCTTTGGAGGTTTCTCTAATATAATTCAGCATGTCATTGTAAGTTGCATAACTACTTTTTTTCTTTGTCCCACGGTTGAACCATTCTGAAAATCCTTTAAAGTCAATATCAAAGTTTTCAATAACAATTCCAGTTTCAGAAATATTTTTATTTTTTTCATCAACAAATTTGAGCCAAGAAGCATATTTTCTAGGGAATTGGCTAATTACACCAATACTTTGGAATAAAGAGTATTTTTCTTCTTTAATAAACGGAACTTTTAAAGTTGCCATTTTGATTCTCCTTATTCAATCGGTCAACGTTGTGGATAAGCTGTGGTGCAGGGGTTCTGCGGTAAAGTAGAATTTTTTATGATAACAGCAGAACTATCCTCCATCGGCTTAATTGTGATGTTATGCAAAATTATTTTTTGTAACGCGAGAGATCATATTCATCCAACATATCGTTCAGTTCATCGTTTGTTAGCAAGTTTGAACTTCTTATTTCAGTTAAAAATGAACTGAAACCATGGCTACCTGGTAAATCTGCTTTATTTTCCTTCGGAGATTTAATGATTTCTTTAATGTTATCTTTTGTGAAATGATTAAATAGAGGGCGGATTGCTTTTTCAAAAATTAGATTCGCAGTATCCCAGTTTTCTGCCTTTGTATAAAGCTGAATAGCTCGTTTAACTGCACTTCCACCATATTCATAATTTAATATTCCATCGGATAATGCCTCTAAGTCGAAAGAGAGAATTCTATTTTTTGCTGCAATTTCAAGCTCTGGGTGCCTCAGGGCTACTTTGAACATTGGAACAACATCTGTGTCCGGGGCCGTATCTATGAAAGTAATAACTTTTTCTTTTGAAGCTGCATCAAGGCCGCTCCACGCCTCTGGGATTCTAAGAGACATAAGGATGACCCATATCAATTTGTCATCGGGGGCAATTCTATATAATTTATTTAACTGAAGAAAAAGCCTCTGTTCTGCGATGTCACGCCTCATTGATAGTATTGCCGTAATAGCAACAATTGTATTCATGTTGTAATGTAGTGGACTTTGCTCTTCAAAATAGCCAAAAACTAGCCTATCGATAACTCCTTTAACAAGAGCTATGTTTGGATTCGAAAATTCACTACTTTTCAACTGAATAATGGCTTTATCAGTTTCTTTTGGAAAGTATTTAGAAGAGATTACGGTTATTATTTTATCAATAGCGGCTTTGCCTTGTACTGGTTCCTGGGATAAAACATGGAAAATTGCATTTCTTAAGTGCATCCGAGCCTGTTCTGCTGATGGCTTATATGGGTCTTCTATCCTATGAAAAGATGGATGAGCACATCTGTGCCGATCTTCACGAAGCCTGGACAAATCTAAAAATTGCTGGTTGTCAAAAAATTGAAATTTATCTTTTGCTATCTTTAAAATATTTCTCTCAAAATCTAAAGCAGATTTAATTGCTTGTTCATTTCCTTGGTCAATTTGTTTCTGATAATTTTCAAATTCATCAAGTAACGTCTTTGCTGTTCCATCGCCTGAGATGGCTAACTCTCTTACCTTGTCTATTAAGTCAAAGACTATTGCGATCCAAGTGTTTACAATTACTGCTCTGTGTGCGCCAGCCCGATAGCATGAAACTGCTTCCGAGATATATTCCTTGGCCTGTAGAGTCCTGCAACTCAGAATCATTTCATCTAAGTCTACAAGTCTTTGAGATGAATACATTTATTGTCCTTTTAATGCATAACGGGTAGTGATAACCAGCGACGGCTGCTCAAGCACCACCGCAACTTTAGATTTTTCTTTTAAAATTTTCACAGACGCATTTTCCGTCCGCGTCTATTAGATTATATTTTGTTATTCATTTCTTTATTGAGTTCACTTGTGAGCCGATTGAAATTATTAATTAATTTTTTAGATAAATCTTGTGCCTTGTTCGCAGTAACCAGGTAATCTTTTCCGAATTCTTTATCTATAGAAACGTGTAATCTTAAGTAGATGGCATTAATAAAAGCAACATACCAAAACCATAATGACAAAATTCTATAACATAAATCTGTAGTTAAAATAAGATCTGGAATGGCAATCGATCCTAGTAAAAAATAGTTGCCATCACCCAGATACCTTTCAGCTACCAGATGTCTATTTGGATGAGATGCCTTACTGAAAAATCTATATAATTCTCGTGTTGATTCTTCTTTTTCACCCATTGGGTTTTTATTTAATATTTTTCTTATCTCAGTATTTCCAATTTCTTTTCCTGCTTCCCATTTAGCTGCTAACTTTGAATCGAAATGGCATGCTACCAATAATGACAGTGACTCATAAGCTCGCCTTGCTAGAGGAAATGCTATTTCAGGTTTTCCTTTTAAGAGAAATGGTCGAGTTTCATATAGAAAATCAAAGATATCAGCTAATAGGTCTCTAACAATCACTTCATTTCGATTTGCAGGAGGAATGGTGCCGAGCAGAGCGATGAGTCTACATACAAGCTTTCCATACTCATCAGTCACAGAAATATATTCTTCCAACATGGTGGATAGTGAAGTAGTACGATCCTCAGCATAGTTCTTCAACTGATCGTAATATTTAGCTGCAATTTCAGGATCGTATTTAATATTCATTATGAAATCTTGTTAGCTTTCGTTTATAACTCAGAAATTACAGCTCTTAGTTGATTCATAGTCGTGATTCCGTATGGTGACAATTTCCAGTATGTTGACTGATCTTTTACACTTCTATTCTTTACGCTTTGTACAATTAAACCTAAGGCACTTAATTGAATTAGGACTGTTTCGAAAGAGCTTTGATCAATAGTATGATTTCTGGTACGCCGATGACCTTTAAAGTCACCGTCCTTTTTTGCTTCGGCAAGGGCTAGTTTGGATATGTAGGTTTTAAGTCTGTTTTTAATCTGTAATGTGCTTGCCTCATGTATCATTAGCAGGCTGTTGAAAAACAATTAACGCAACCCCTTGATTTTACTAGGGGAGAAG